TAATCCAATAATTGTAAGATTTTTCATCTAATAACGCGCCGCTACAGAGTATTGTAGAAGTTTCATGGTAAGTTAATTCTGCCTTTGAATAGCACCATATCAATATCTCTTTGCTATATTCGTCACCGTTCTTGATGTCTTCCAATAATGCCTTTGAGCTCCCACAGTATGATTTCCAAGGGTATTCTGGGGCTTTTTCAAGCTTTTGTCGATTTGGTTTTAGCATTGTTTTGCGGCCTATATATGTAAGACCTTTGGTAAGATTTGTTATTCTGTAGATGAAACCAATACTGTTAGGGTATGTGTCTGCTAAAGACTTAATCTCTTTGCCCTCGTAAAACCAATTATTTATTTTCTTTGCCATTACGAAGAGCTTACTGTTGAATAATCTTTAACTGATTGGTCTACTAATGTATTTCCTCTTATTGATAATTGTATTTCGCGCGGATTATATGGAACTTCAATATGCCTATATCCATTGTTTAAATCATCATCTTCTATTACGTCTAATTGGTAGCTTATATATACTTTACCGTCTTCTATTTTAAATACTTCTATGTTTTTCATTTTCTGTTTTTATTATTTTTTCTTTTGCCTCTAACCTCTCCCACACTTTTAACTTGTTTAAATAAAGAAGTGAATCAAACGTATGACCTAAGTCTCTTAACTTAGTATCTAATCTTCTTTCTATATCATAATCTATTAAAGATTTAGCTTCATTTATTGCCTGAGTTACTGCCGTAAATCTGCCTCCATCTGACATTTCTCCTAAATTAAGAAAGTTAAGTTTTGGGCGACTTAAATGACAAACATAATTCTTTTTAGGTTCCCATTTTTCTTTCTTATCGTTATATTCTTCCCAACATTCTCTGTACGCTGATATTTTACCATGCTTATACTCTAAATACTCTTCTTGGTCTATTAAATAGTTTCTGGTTTCATTCATGTTTTTTCGCGCGATTTAGGTAATGCTCTATTTTAACTACATCGGTATACCTATTTATTTTACCATATCTAAGCCACATAAATTCAAATATTAATCCTGGAAGATTGTAATTATTTTTATGCTTGTACCACAGCCCTTTTTTCCATTTTCTATACCATTTAAAATTTGATAGCATTTTTATCCGTTTAAATATTCTTCTAAGACTTCGTGAATAGAAATTAAATTACATTCACAGTCCTGTTTATTTTTATAACTTTCTGTTGCGGCGGCAATTATCTTACCATTAGCTGCTCTTATTCTCCATCGCCAGCCTTTTATAAATATTCCACTTTTGTATATTTCTATTTTCATCGATTTTGAGTGATTTTTAAATTACGAGCACAATTGTTTTAAAAAGTTTTCGGCAGCGTTATTTGCTATAGTGTGGATGTCTTTTTTGTCTGGCTCTATTTCGCTCGAATGAAAATGTTCTGTATATCTAAAATATTCATCAAAAAATGCCATAGCTATATTGCTTCTCCAACTTATTCTATAACCTTGGTCTCCATTCAACTCTTCTACTAATTCGTCTATGATACTTGTCATATTTTTATTTTCTATTATTTTTATAACTAAATCTTCCCACTGTTTATCTGAAAATTCTTCATCGTCTAATTGCCAAAAATCTACATACGTTTTGCCGTCATAAAAAGATTGTTGGTCTATATTTATTTCAAATCCGTGCTTTAATAACCAATCTTCTCTTAACATTTTATTCTTCTGTTTTTTCTTTTATTGCCGCGATTAAATCTTCTAATAGTTCGGGATTATCAAAAAGCATCGGTACTAAATTATCAAGTCCTTGTACAAGTGTACTGCCTTTATAAGTAACCCAGCTACCTTTCATTTCTAATATCCCAAGCCTTTTAGCCGAAGATGCTACATCTGCTTCTATAGTATACCCCATCCCATAAGTAAATTCAACAGATACTTCCCTATTTACTTTACCAACTTTGTTTTTGGTACACTTAATTCTTACCATATTTCCTTCCACTACCTTATCTTTATTACCCAAAGTTCCTTTTTCATCTTTTTCTTTTTTAGATGATTTGAATAATTCTAAAGTAAGTGAACTGTTGTGGTGCAAACTTCTTCCGCCTGGAACAACTGTATCTGGGCTATACTTGTTTGCTTTATCCATGTTGTCTCTAACTTGTGAGAGGATAATTAAAGTTGTATTATATTGATTTGCCAATCCTATCAGAATCGGTAATTGACTCGATAATACGTTAGCTCTGTTAGCCATCGTTTTTTCTCCCGCGGTTTTATTTAACTGTTCGCCGCTTGCCGAGTTGTTTATAGAATCTACTATAACTACATCATAATTAGGAATTTGTTGCCGTATAATATCACACATTAATTCCGTAGTTTCAGGTATGAAATGGTCAAATTTCTCAGGAGATGCGCCTAAACTTTCAATATAGTCTGTTGTCAGTGTAGCTTCTGTATCGGAGTACAGTATTTTTTTACCTATTTCTTCTGCAATTTGTATTGTAAGTGAACTTTTTCCTGCTGAGGGCTCCCCTGCAATTAGTATCAAACGCCCTTTAGGGAATCCTCCATCTGTTACCCAATCTACACTTGGCCTCTTAGTAAGTACCTTTTCAGAATATCTTGGATTTTTTGATAGATTAACTATTGCCCCTTTAGAGTATAAAAATTCTACTTTTTCAAATGCCGCCTCAAGGGCTTCTTCTTTCTTTTTTGCCATGTTTTATTTTGATAATTGTGCTATACGTCCTGATATTGAATTAAGTATTTGATTCACTGCATTTAATATAATCCTTACTTTTTCTTTTTTTCTTAATGCCTCTACAGTTTCGTCGTCTATCTGTTTTGCGTCAAGCCTTGCAAGTCTTTCGGAATCAGCTACATTGTAATTTTTACTCGTTCTTGTGTCTATTTCGTTTCTGTAGAAATCTTCTCGTTCAGAATAAAATCTTTTTCTTTCGTACTCTTTTGAATCATAATTAGCTATTGCTTTTGCGGCACTGTCCGCCATCAAAAATAAATTCAAAGATATATTCTCTCTTAAATCTTGCAAACCTCTTAAATCTAAGGTATTTCTTTCATTATTGAAAGTATCTATTAACTCATTTAGTTTGTAAAATGGATGTTGGTCAGACATTTCTAAAGTTTTTAATTATATTTATGTAATCTCCTGCGTAGTGTAAACAAAACTGTTTGCTTTTCTCTTTCAACTCTTCTACTTTTTCTTTGCCGAGAAACTCTTCGTATTCTTTGTGGTGTTTTGACTTATGCCCTTCTACTTGAACTTGTGCATCAAATGAATTAGAATCTCTTGATATTAAATGGCAGTTATCTAAATCATATCTGGTGCATGGGTTAGCTCGGTCTATGTAATGTGCTACTTCCATATATCCTGCTGAGTACCACTTATTTTTTATGGGGCATTTGTACATTCCCGTCCTCGAATCTGTCTTGCTTAGAAGATATTGGCGCATCCAATAATCAGCAAGTTTCTTTAGTTGTGAATTATCTAAACTGTCATAATCCTCTGTTTGAAAATCAAACATTTTTCTGAACTTGTAGTATTTAGGGCTCTTATTTTTCAATTTTTAATAAATTACATTGATAAAACACTCGTTAGAACCACCAAACTTTCCCGATGGTTTGTACTTATTTATTTTATTTTTTCTAAGTAATTCTATTTCTTTATCAATTACTATTTGTGCATCATCTTCAAATATGTGAACTATTTCTTCTAACGTGTAATTTTTTATATCTTTAAACCTCTTTTTAAGAGTTGTATATGTCCTTCCTATTTTATAAAAACTTTCTTCTGAATTAATAGATTTTAATTTTACTATATAGCACTTAAAAGATTCAAAATACTTAGATTTTTCAGCCGAGATTATCCATTCGGAATGTTTCCATCCTGTAGGGTTATCAGATAATTTTTGAGACGTACATATTACACCACATTTAGGGCAACCGTCTCCGTGCATGTGTTGATGTGTATTTTGTAGAAACATTCCATGCAGTTTGCAGTGAATGTTTACCTTATTTTTCATTCCTGTGTAGTAAACATGGCTGTAATCATAGCAACCTCCGTTTTGCTTTAGGCGATTTCTTAAGTTTTCATCTTTATTAATAGCTACTTCTATAGTGGGCTTCGAGCCATTATATGCAGTCGATGCGTTCATTATATACTCTCCAAACTTATCGCTCACTCTTAAAAACATAGTCTGATTCTTGTAAAAATGTGACAGGTAAATAATCTCTTTATTCTTAAAGGCCTCGTTCCTCCTGTTTAATTCGTTAGATATAAAACCATCTTTGTCAACGGCAGATTTTAAAGACGGCATTTTGTCCATCATTAAAGCATGTGGAGACATTTTATGTAAGTTGCCCAAATTATCTAATATTAAAATAGGCTCTTTTGCTTTGGTATATTCAGAAACAATTCTGTATCTTCTTTTATGAAATTCTTTACTATTCTGCCTCAGGTATTCTATTAGGTACTGTGTCTTATTTACTGCTGATTTTATCGTCATTCGGTAAGTTACACCTCTTGTGAGGTCATAGGGCAACACTTTACAATAACCGTATCTATCTTTAAGGAGTATCTTTTTCTTAGCTGCTTTAAGTTTACCAACTACTATAAACTCCTTGTTTATATAACCAATATTATTTTTTGATAACTTCTCTATGAACAACTCATTTGCTGTTGGCTTCATCTATTTTTTCTAATGCTTTAGGATTGTATTTTCTCATGCCCAAATTTACAAATAATTTGAAAATCGCGCCAAAAAGATAAAAAGGAAAGTAAACAACAGCTAAAACGCTTAGAATAAATATAATAAGTAAAATCCCTAATACTTCTATAAAGCTACTCATCTTGTAAATCTAAAAGTTCGGTTAGTAGTAGGAGAAAGAGGCAAACCAGTAACCCTGCGGCCTAAAAAGCCAATACCCAAAGGTGTAATGCTGAGTAACGCTGTTAGGCCTCTTAATTTATAAAATAAATGGTGGCGGAAAAAGATAAACTAACTGTAAAGCAATTCAAAGACGGAACACAAAACTACTGGCTAAACATGAAGCATTATGCTCTTATAAATGGAGAAATAACTCTTTGTGCAGGAGGTATGTTAGTTGAAGAAGAAGTAGAGCATTTAAGAAAGTATTTAAAAACTAAGAAATTAATATGAACATAATAACACCAGAGGATATAAATAGCAGGAATTGGCACAGCTTAGACATGGGAGAACTTAGAAAGTTCGTAGCAGATAATAGCGAGATACCAAATGAAACCTTAGTTTTAGTTCAAAGAGTTGAGGATAGCTATTTTGAAAAGAGAGAATTTAACAACCTTATGATTGAGGGTTGGCCTGTTTATTTAGTTGAGGGGGATGATTGGCACCACACCAAACTTTGGAATGAACAAATGGAAGAAGAAATAGCTTTGAGAGCTGCGGGGAAAGAGGCAGAATACTCTAAAATTATAGACCCGTCAAAGGAGATAACGCCGCTTACAAACGAATTAAAAGAACAGTTTTACATACCTCATTGTATAACTAGAGATAAAAATGTAGTATTAATATATTCTCACTATTAAAATGAAACA